CGCGGCGCCGGCGACCAGCCAGGATCAAGAGCACGTCGTTTTCCCAGATGGCAGCACGGTCGACTACAACAGCGCCACCAACACGCTGACCGTAACCGTTTCCGGCTCCGGGAACGTTGTCATTAACTGCAAGCACGCGACCGTGAATGCAGACAACGACGCGACCGTGAACACGCAGACCGCGACGGTAAATGCGAGCACAAAGGTGCAGCTGACGACGCCGCTCGTCGACTGCTCGCAAAACGTGACAGTTCACGGCTTGCTGACCGTCGCTGGCGGCATGGCCATATCGGGCGGCTCCGGCACCACGGCAGCGATAACCGGGAACGTTACAGTCAACGGCAACGTCTCGAACACCGGCACGCTGCAAAATAACGGCGTCAATGTCGGCAGCACGCACGTTCATTCTGGCGTACAAACTGGCGGCGGCAACACAGCGGTCCCGCACTAGCCGGAAAACCCGCAAGAGGATGGCGCATAGGGTGCCGCCGAAAATGGCGGCATGATTGGGACAAGTGCAACCACAGGAAAAGCGCTCGGCGGCCTCGACCATTTGCGGCAGTCGATCGGCGATATTCTCAGCACCCCCATAGGCACGCGTGTGATGCGCCGCGATTACGGCAGCCGGCTTTACCAGCTTGTCGACGCACCGCTCAATCGCAACACGCTGTTGGATTTGTACGCAGCGACAGCCGAAGCGCTCGAAAAATGGGAGCCGCGCATAAGCGTTACGTCGGTGCAGGTTGTTGCATCTGACCTTGGCAGCGTCGAGCTCGAGCTCACCGGAACCTATTTGCCAGACGGCAAGGCGATAACAATCGACGGCATTAAGGTGTAGTAATGGCTGGCAATTTCAACGCAATAGACTTGTCAGCGATCCCGGCACCGACCATCGTCGAGCAGCTGGATTTCGAGGCGATTCTCGCCGCCATGCTGGCCGATTTACAGGTCCGCGATTCGACGTTTTCGGCGCTGCTTGAATCTGATCCGGCGTATAAAATCCTCGAGGTCGCAGCCTATCGTGAGCTGCTAATTCGCCAGCGCGTAAACGATGCCTGTCTGGGCGTGATGATCGCCTATGCGACAGGCTCAGACCTTGACCAGATCGCAGCACGCTACAACGTGGCGCGGCTCGTCATTACGCCGGCAGACCCTAATACGATACCGCCGACGCCGGCCGTTTATGAATCAGACAACGATCTGCGCGCGCGCACAATCCTGTCGCTCGAGGGTTACACAACAGCAGGCAGCACCGGCAGCTACATATTCCACACGCTGAGCGCTGACGGCAACGTCAAGAGCGCCGACGCAGTGAGCCCGACACCGGGTCAGGTTACGGTGTACGTTCTCTCGCGCACTGGTGACGGCACCGCATCGGGCGGCCTGCTTGATATTGTCGAGGCGGCGCTATCAGCAGAAACCGTGCGGCCGCTTACCGATCAGGTTACGGTGCTATCTGCGTCTATCGTCGAATACACAGTCGAGGCTGAGCTCGAAATGTATCCCGGCCCCGACTCTGCCGTGGTCGAAGCGGCCGCACTGGCGGCGCTCGAGCAGTATATCGATGATATGCACCGCATCGGTTACGACGTGACGCTGTCCGGTATTTACCACGCGCTGCACCAGTCCGGCGTCAAGCAAGTAAATCTTACAGAGCCGAGTGCAAATGTTGCCGTCGCGTCAGGCCAGGCTGCTTATTGCACTGATATAACCCTCACGACATCGGTGGCCGGCAGTGTCTGACACGCTACTGCCCAATAACGCGACGCCACAAGAGCGCGCACTCGACGGGGCGACCTCTCGCATCACGTCGGTGCCGGTTCCGATCGCGAGCGTTTGGGACCCTGACACGTGTCCGGTTGACTTACTGCCGTGGCTAGCGTGGGCCTTCTCGGTCGACGAGTGGTCGCCGGATTGGGATGAGCTGCAAAAGCGTGACGCCGTGCGTCAGTCTGTCGATGTGCATCGGCACAAAGGCACGCTGGCAGCAGTCCGCACGGCAATGGCTGCTGTCGGTATCGAGGTCGAGCTGCGCGAGTGGTTCACGCAATCGCCCGCCGGCGATCCATACACGTTTCAGCTGGTGCTTAATGCCAGGCAGTACCCAATAACGCAGGAGGCTATTCAAAAGCTGCTGCTGGTTGTCGAGAGCGCAAAAAATCTGCGCTCGCATATTTCAGATATCGCGCCAGGCGCTACGGGGCGCAGCGATGTATTCGCCGCTGCAACGACCTGCATCGGCAATGAAATCACGGTGAAATACAATGGCGTATAAAACAATCTACACGACGGCCGGCTTAACAGCGCTCACAAATGCGCAGTCGAGCGGAATTCCGGTCAACCTGACGCACATGGCTGTCGGTGACGGCAACGGCAATCCTGTCACGCCAGTGCAGGCGCAAACCGCGCTCGTGCGCGAGCTGTACCGCCACACGGTCAACCGCGTTTTTAATGATCCAGACAACCCGACGAAATTCACCGCAGAGCTGGTTGTGCCAGCGACAGAGGGCGGCTTTACGCTGCGCGAGGTCGGCATTTTTACGTCGGCCGGCACGCTTTTCGCGGTCGGAAATTTGCCAGACACATACAAGCCTGCTGACACCGAGGGGGCGTATTCTGACACCGTTGTGCGAATGGAGTTTGTTGTTTCTAACGCTAGCGTCGTCAACGTGTTTGTCGATCCTAACGTGGCGATCGCGACGCAGGAGTGGATCACCAACAACATCACGGCAGAATTTTTGCTGCCAGGCGGCACAACACACCAGATTTTGCGCAAGGTATCTAACGCCGATGGCGACACGGAATGGGCAGACCCGACAGAGGTCAATGTTGTCGTCGACATCATCGAGGAAAAGCAAACGCTGTCAGCAGCGCAAACCGTTGTCACGCTGGCGACCACGACAACGACAGGGCTTGTCGTCTATATCGAGGGTGTGCGACTCAATCGCGGCGCTGGCACCGATGAGTGGAACCCCGACCCGTCGCTGCCTGCGACACGAATTATTCTCGGTCAGAGCTACCCGGCCACGACGAAGATTTTGTGCGTGCAAAATACGCCGCTCGGCAATGTGCCGTTCCCGCTCGAGCGCGATCAGAATTTAGCGGATGTGCCAGACAAGGCGGCGGCGCGCCTCAATCTCGACGTATATAATCGGCCCGATATTGCCTACGGCTTTTGTGCGTCAGGAATGATCGGTTATTTTGCGCGGAGTAGCGCCCCGACCTATTGGCTGAAAGCGAACGGCGCGGCGATTAGCAGAACTACGTATGCTAATCTATTCTCGGTAATTGGGACCATGTTTGGCGCCGGCGACGGTGTGAACACGTTCAATCTACCAGACCTGCGCGGCGAATTTATTCGAGGGTGGGACGACGGGCGCGGCATTGATCCGGGTCGTGCTCTAGGCGGCACTCAGGCCGGCTCAATCGTAAGCCACTCGCACACGGCGAGCTCAGACCTGCAGGGCGCGCATTCGCACGGCGGCAGCACTACTGCAGCCGGGGTGCATGCGCATGGTGGCTACACCAGCCTGCTCGGCGCGCACTCTCACGCAATGAACGCTGCGCCTGATCACACTCACTTGATTAATGGTGTTGGTGATCACCAGCACGCAGTGCAGCCATATGCCGGTACAGGTCAGTTCAGTAATGGGCATGTTAATTCAAGCGTAAATAACGCAGGCGACGGCAGTTTTACTGGCGCCGCCGGCGCCCATACGCACACGATGCAGCCCGCAGGCGCCTATGCGCCGACCATGAACGCCGCTGGAGATCACCAGCACACGATCACCACTGACTCGCAGGGCTCGCACGCGCACAGCATAACGACCGACACCAGCCCAACGCACGCGCACAACATCACTGTCAACGCTGCAGGGTCTGCCGAAACGCGGCCTAGAAATATGGCCCTTTTAGCCTGTATCCGGTACTAAAACTATGAACGCGATAACTGTTTTTCAGTGCGACAGGGCCGGCCTCTACACCGGCGAAACAACCGCCGACGAGAGCCCGCTCGAGCCTGGTGTGTTCCTGGTGCCAGCCGGATGCGTGAAGGTTGCGCCGCCGGCGGAATGGCCCGCCGATCGCTGGCCGCGATTCAACGGCCATGGTTGGGATTTAGTCGTTAAGCCAAAGCCGAAACTGTCCGATCCAGTCGCCAAGCTGGCGGCATTTCTCGCGGCAAACCCTGACGTTGCCGAGCTGCTGAATTCAACCGATGGGGGCGCCGATGTATGAAGGTTTTGGACCTGATCCAAGTATTGACTGGTAACAGATCGACCGGCGACGCGACCGCAACGAATACGCCGGCGCTGGGCGATAACGACAAATCAATCGCGACGAGCGACTTCGTGCAGAATGCGCTGCGCAATCGCCGCACAATCACCGGCAACGTAACGCTGGCGTATGCAGATCACGGCTTTGTTTTTGTCGACGCGACCAGCGGAAATATAACGATCACATTGCCGGCTGCGACGACTGTCGTCAGCTACAGGCTGCGCCGCATCGATACCGGCTCGAATACCGTCACCATCAACCGCGCCGGCTCCGACACGATAGAGGGCAATACGTCTGTTACGCTGGTGGGCAGTAACGCATTTCGCGAGCTGGTGTCAGATGGCACGAGCAAATGGTATTCGTCCGCGATTCAAGAGCAGGGCACGTTCACGCCGACCGCGCGCGGCACCGGCACAACCGGCACGTTTACGTATACGGCTCAATCTGGCAGCTGGCAGCGTGTCGGCAATCGCGTGTTTTTCTCGCTTAATATTGGATGGTCAGCCAGCACCGGCACCGGCGGAATAAGAGTCAAGTTGAACGATATTCCTTATGTGCCGAATGGCGCGCAGCAGGTCGCGTGCGCTATCCGCGCCGATGGCCTGGCGGTCGGCTCTGGCAAGACGCTGCAGGCTTACGTGACGACGACAAACGCCGAGATTGTGCTCGAGGCCGAGGACGCTACCGGAAGCGCTACCGCTGACGTGTCAATGGATACGTCAGTCGGGCAGCTGATGATCGCCGGCAGCTTCCTGACCACCTGACCCTTACGCCTGCTTGCCGCCTTTCGGGGCGGCTTTTTTACGGCCGGAAAACCCGCAAGAGGAACCACTTGCGCGTGCGCGTGAGAATTCGGCCACGATCGCTAAACCTGTGCAGGTGCTCAGAATGTCAGAAACCTTTTTGCATGGCGTAGAGGTGCTGGAAATCGATGCCGGCCCGCGCCCGATTTCCACGGCAAGCACGTC